GAAGCGGCGTATAATTGGCTTCGTTCCAATGGCCTAGGTGATATAATAAAGAATGAAATCACCGTTTCCTTTGGACGGAATGAAGATAACAAGGCGGCAGAATATGCTAACCTTGCGAAGGGTCAAGGGTATCAACCAACACAAAAGTTGAAGGTTGAGCCTATGACCCTGAAAGCGCTAGTCCGTGAGCGTATCGAGGCAGGAAAAGAAATGCCAACGGATATTTTCAACGTGTTCGTAGGAAACCGAACCACAATAAAAAGGAAACAATAACAATGAACAAAGAAACAAACATCGCGAAACGCGAGACTGCAGGTGCATTGGCTACTAATTTTGAAGCCGATGCAAATCAAGGTGCTCAGAATATTAAGCAAGAAGATCTTGCTTTACCTTTTCTGAAAGTCTTGGGAAATGCCTCTCCTGAAATCAATCCGAAAGATGCAAAATATGTCCAAGGTGCACAACCTGGCATGATTTTAAATTCAGTAACGAATGATATCTACCCAGCTGCAAATGGGGCGAAAGGTATTAATGTATTGCCAGTCTTTTACGAAAGACAGTATATCGAATGGCAAGACAGAGATAAAAGTAAAGGTGGACCTGTCAGGATTTATAAAGCCGGTGATGACATCCCTCAAACTAAACGGGATGCAGGTTTTAAAGATCGTCTACCTAACGGTAATTATCTTGAAAATACAGTGAATCATTACGTAATTGTAATGGGGAACACTCCATCAAGTGCATTGATTTCTATGAAAGCTACTCAATTAAAAGTGAGTAGAAAATGGAATTCAATGATGATGGGTATTAAACTTCAAGGTAAAAACGGTTTATTTACCCCGCCTACATATAGCCACATTTATAATCTAAAAACAGTTCGAATGTCGAATGATAAAGGACAATGGTTTGGATGGGATGTAACTAAAGTAGGCCCTGTTAAAGACAATGCAGTTTACGCGATCGCAAAACAATTTGCTGGAAGAGTCAGCAAAGGAGAAATAGTAGCGAAGCATAAAACTGACGAGTCTAAAGACTTACCATTTTAACAATTTCCTTTGTGAAGGAATAAGGGGCGGTAGCGGGAGACTTAAGCCGCCCCGCAAAAATTATGGTTGATAAATTTATACAGATATTTAAGGGACTAGAACGTGCCCATGGTGTCACCTACGTAGACAAGAAAAATGTTGATGGACAAAAAATAAAGGGCAAATCTTTTATTAAACGAGAACCCGTCACTCGCCAGCTTTGGGAAAATCATTTAAATGGAATTGAACCAAGTTTAGGAATTATTCCGATTAATGAAAATAATCAATGTCGATGGGGTTGTATTGATATTGACAGCTACGCAGGATTCAATCATCAAAAATTACTTAACAAAATTAAATTATTAAATCTTCCACTCATTACATGTAGATCTAAAAGTGGGGGTGCTCATGTGTTTTTATTTACTACGGTAGATGTGGAAGCTCTTTTACTAAGAAATAAACTTTTATCTATCAGTGCAATTTTAGGATATGGAGGATCAGAGGTTTTTCCAAAACAGATTAAATTAAAATCAAAAGAGGATACAGGAAATTTTTTGAATTTGCCATATTTTAATAATGAAATAACTACAAGATATGTATTTAAACTAGATGCAACAGCCGATACACTAGATGGTTTTTTTGAAGCATATGAAAGAAATAAACTCACTCCGGATCAATTAGAACAACTCAATATTAAAAGACCAGACTCTGAATTTAAAGATGGACCTCCTTGTATAGAATCATTAACTCAAACTAAATTAAAAGATGGAAGAGATAGAGTTCTTTACCAATATATTCAATATGCTAAAAGAAAATGGCCAGAAGATTGGGCCGAAAGAATAAATCATTTTAATTACACTCATTTTGAAGTTCCTTTAACTGACAAAATTATCCAAGATAAAATCAGATCTAATAAAAAAGAATTCTTTTATAAATGTAATGAAGAACCGATGTGTAGTCACTGTGATAAAGAACTTTGCAAAACTCGTACCTATGGCATAGGAGGCGACACTGTTTTTCCTATGTTAAGTGATCTTCAAAAAATTTTACTAGATACTCCTTACTATTATGTAAATGTTGATGGACAACGTGTAAGATTAGAAAATGCTACAGTTCTTTATGATCAACGGTTATTTCAAATAGCAGTGTTAGAACAAATTGATCTAATATTACCTACTGTTAAAAAAACAGATTGGAAAAAACTTATTCAAAAATTATTAGATGGATTAGAAGAAATAGATCCTCCGGCAGGTTCCTCAAAAGTAGATCAACTTCAAAATCATTTAGAAGAATTTTGTACAAACAGAAGCTCAACTACAACCACTAAAGAAGATATTACTCGAGGAAATGTTTATCGATCCAACAAAAAATATTATTTTGTTTTTAGTAGGTTTTTTCATGGATATTTACAAAAAAGAAAATGGGATGAAAAATCTCAGGTTACACAACGGATGCTGCAAGAACATTTTAAATGTGAGGAAGAAAGAATGATGATAGGAAAAAAGAAAGTATCCGTAATTGTTGCAGATTCATTAGAAAGAATAGAAGCTCCATATAATTCTAAAGAACTTAAACCAAAGGATCCTTATTAATGAGTGAAATGAGCAGCGATTTAGTTTTATTAGTAGTGCTTACAGCTGCGTGGATACTTATAACATTATGAAAACAATAGTCTTAGGACCACCAGGTACAGGGAAAACCACAACGATGCTTAGTAAAGTAGACCAGCATCTAAAAGAAACAGATCCAAATAGAATTGGCTATTTTGCTTTTACTCAGAAAGCTGCTTACGAAGCTCGAGACAGAGCAATGGAAAAATTTAATTTAAGCGAGGATGATCTTCCTTATTTTAGAACCCTTCATTCATTAGCTTTTAGACGCTTAGGAATTAGAAAAGAAAATGTCATGCAACCTCATCATTATCAAGACTTAGGAAAAAAGATAGATTTTCCTGTTGATTATTTAGAATATGATGATGAAGAAGGTGGTATTTTTACGACTAAGAGTGATTACTTACGCATCCTTCAATTAGCAAAACTTAGGAATATTAGTTTTGAAAGACAATATGATTTAAAAGAACATACTCAGGATGTGGAATTTGACAAGTTACGTATTCTCGCCCACGAATTAGAGCGATATAAAAAAGAATACAATCTCGTGGATTTCAATGACATGATTTTAAATTTTATAAAATCAGATGCATCTCCCGCATTTGATGTTGTCTTTATTGATGAAGCTCAAGATTTATCCTTAATGCAATGGGACATGGCCAAAAGTATTTGGAATAAATCTGGAGACTCTTATCTTGCTGGCGATGATGACCAAGCTATTTTTAGATGGGCTGGTGCAGATGTAGATAGTTTTATTACTCAAAAAGGAAAATTTTTAAATTTAACGGAATCTTTCAGAGTCCCTCGAAAAGTTCATGATCTAGCTTTAAATCTTATAGGACGAGTTTCAAATCGATTAGCAAAAAATTGGAGTCCACGCTTAGCAGAAGGTTCTCTGACACGTCATCCAGATTTTGATCACATAGACATGAGTAAAGGACAATGGTTGGTTTTAGCACGTACTAAATTTATGCTCAATGATTTAGAAGAAACTTTATATCGTAAAGGATTATTTTATAAAAATAAATTTAAACGTTCATACGAACAAGATTTATATGATTCTATTACTCATTGGGAAAAACTGCGTCAAGGAGCTTCCTTAGAATATGATAAGATAGAAAAAATTTTTAGTTTTATGAGTCCAAAAAATCTAGAAAAGGAAAAAATATTTGGAATGGTAAAGGACAGCTTTTATAGTATTCCTCAGTTAAAAAAAGATTTTGGATTAAAAACAGAAGCAGTTTGGTATGAAGCGTTGGATGACGCTGCCACTAGAAAAGTAGAATATATTAGAAAGATGCGAGCTAATGGTGAACAGCTTAATAAAGCACCGCGCATTTTATTATCAACGATTCATGGTGTCAAAGGAGGAGAAGAACAAAATGTAGTTTTGTTAAGTGATTTAAGTTTAAATACACAAAAAGGATATGAAAGGAATCCAGATGATGAAAATCGATTGTTCTATGTGGGTGCGACACGAACTAAGGAGCACTTACATATTGTTGAACCAAAAGATTTTTACAAAAGTTATCCCGTATGAAAGTATATGATAAACAAATAGGAGGTGATCACTACCTCAAAATGAAAATTCAACCAAGTGAATTTGCTAACAAGAATCATTTGCCTTTTGCTGAAGGGAATGCTATAAAATATATCTGCAGACATAAGGATAAAGGAGGAAAGGAAGACTTAAAGAAAGCAAAACATTACATTGATATGATTATTGAAAGAGATTATAGCGACGAACCAAACATGAGGCCATTACCTCCTGGTTTTACTTTAACGGAGCCTAAATAATGCAGACTCCTTTATTTAAAGCTCAAACCGAGTGGACTCCTCCTACAGATTTTCCTGATCTATCTTCTTACGCAGAAATTTCCATAGACTTAGAAACAAAAGATCCTGAATTAAAAAGAATGGGTTCAGGAGCTATTACCGGTCAAGGAGATGTCACTGGGATAGCTGTCGCCGTTAAAAATTGGTCCGGTTATTATCCAATTGCCCATAAGGGTGGTGGAAACATGGATCGTAAAAAAGTTTTAAAATGGTTTCAAGGCGTTCTGAATACATCTGCTGTTAAAATTTTTCACAACGCCATGTACGATGTGTGTTGGATCAGGCATCTTGGACTAAAGATTCATGGACGTATTATAGATACCATGATTGCCTGTGCATTGGTTGATGAAAATCAATTTCGTTACGATTTAAACAGTTGTGCCAAACGTTATACAGGCAGAGGAAAAGATGAAAGCGCTCTTTACGTAGCTGCTAAAGAATGGGGCGTCGATCCTAAAATGGAAATGTATAAGCTACCCGCCATGTATGTAGGAGCCTACGCCGAGAAGGATGCAGAAATTACTTTAGAACTCTGGCAAGAACTTAAAAAGGAAATAGAAATTCAAGACATTAATTCAATCTTTCAACTGGAAGTGGAACTTTTTCCATGCCTAGTGGAAATGAGATTTCTAGGAGTACGTGTAGATCAAGAACAAGCCTTCAACGAAAAGAAAACATTAGTTGAACAAGAAAAAAAATTACTCAGGGCCATTCGCCATGAAAC